GTTCGATTATATTATTTTGCGACGAAAATTAGAATCATGAAGAAAACGTCGACTTTTAGAAGGTTGTATCTTCCAGTAAGACTGCAAGCCATTGTAATCGGATAGAGAGATAACGCAGTTTTGCTACGCTATGCAAAATCCAACCAACTCTGCCGGTAATGATTTCCCGCACAGACACTTTCGTGGGATGCATGCCCTGACAAAGACCAATCAACCGTGTGTTGATTGGAGGAACTTAAAATTAGTATTCCCAGCACTCAAAAATAGAATGCTGAAGTCATAGTAGTAGTAGTTCCAGGGATAGTAAAATTATTGTAAGTTCCGAAAGCAACAGATGCGTACTCATATACTGAGCGCAGTGCCATTCTGGTAGTCACAATAGGTGATGAAAATAATCCAATAAACCAATCCATAACGGATCGTTCGGTCGGATTATAAAGGTACCCTACTTGCTCGGAAACAGACATATCTGCCCAAGCATTGGGTACAAGAGGTGGTGGAGGTATAGGTTGGTGTAGTTTAAAATCCTCTCCCGCCGAAATATATATTGATACGGGACTCTGAGTGTCGACAGATGGTGAAGACATCATAATAGCAGGATAATTGTTATCACAAAACCTATTGGCGAAGACATTAAAAAGAGCAAGTGAATCCGACAAAAAAGGAACAACAACCTCCATAGGTGATACATTGGGATTGATCATATATGAACCCGTCGATGCCAGCGACCTAAAGAAAAAGTCTCCCGACATGTTCTGGATATCTTGAGGAGGTAAGGGAGACAAAGTTGCCGGAATAGAAAAACCAGAGCTATAAGGCAAAATTGATAGCATAATAGGCATCTCTGTTGAAACCTTCACCACAGTAGATCCAGATGAAAAAAGATACATCATGCGAATCCATTCCAAATAGGTTTTGGGCTTAGGGTCCAATGATATTGGCCCAAGCGGCATAAAGAAAGAACGTACACTAGGAGTCCCATAGTAAAAAAGAGAAGCCATCTTAGTTATATCCATAATCGCATCCAAAGCAACACTAGACATTGGAGGTGCTGGATTTGATAAAACAGGTTCCTCTATAGGCGCAGACTCTGCAATCGTATCGGATTCAAGAGTTGCTTGCGCAGTTCCAGCATATGTAATCTGATTGTTACGCATTACATTATCGTAATTATGCTCGGGCGGATCATACTTATCCTGGGAACCATCGGCCGGTGCAGCGAGCCTAAAGTAAGAGAGTAAACCAAACTGATTTAATGCTCGCTTATTAAAGTATAATGGTGCAACGCCAGAAGGAGGCTGTGGGTCAGGATTTAAATCATTGACTACCAGAGCGGGGAGACGAGACGTCGTATCAACAGTCTGATTAACATCATGTATCAATCCAGTAGTATTAAACTGGAGTAACACAGAAGCACGATTATCGAGATCTGCATAACGACCACGCCATGGCACTAGATTAAAGGTAAAATACTGTGTGGTATTGTCATATATATCATAGGCACTCGACGCTCTGAAAGGAACGCAGAGGGTGTATAAGCCATTATCATTTATATAAAAATAACCTTTATTAACAACAGCACCAACAACAACGTGTCTCCCAAGACGCTGCAAATAAATTGTAGCTTGTATCTCAAAACGATTAGCTTCAATAAAATGAACCATTTCTGGCTTATCATCGACAACAAACCTCCCCTCAGAATGGATATACCTTCGGTGCGTATAACCAGTAGAGATCGAAATAATATCAAATCCATTGGGTATATGTTTACCAAAGTATCCTGTGGGAACGGTCGGCAAAGTATCAGTAAGAGCAGGAGGTAAATAATTTCCCCAAGCCAAAGACGTCGACAATGCTGTTTTAGCTATTGACAAGTGTCCATAACGAGTAGATGCCACATCCGTATTAAGCGTACAAGCAGCTTTTGATTTATCTTGGGTTTGAATATATATTACGCCTGACCCTGTGACAAGAGGCATAGAATCTCCTGACACAAAGTGTACTGACGTAGGATGTGACATTAATATGGATCCTGTAACGTATGATACTTTCCCAAGTACGTAAATAAACGTAATAAGCTGAGATTCTAAAACAAGAACGCTATAATCCAAATAAGGGGAGCCAAGAGGCGCATTAGGTATAGGATTAACCCTATCCCACACCTTATAATCAGCAGCAACTGGAGCAACAGTCTGGTCAAACCATGATTTAAACGGTGGACTCTCCGTTGTTGATAGGAGGGAGAGCTCATAATCATTGGTGTTTGGATAATGAAGTATGCATCGAATTTCTGTGTTACTAAAAACTTGTGGGATCCTAGCATCTATTGGTTTCCATCTAAGAGAAATGGGGTCCCAAGTAGATATTTCTGATACATATCTATCCATAGGAAGAAGAATAAGCTTATTCTTGAAACTGGTAAATCTAATACGATACCATATATCCTTATATTTAATATAGTCCATATCAACACCAGCGATCGTGTCATCAAATAAATCTGACCCATACTCGGACTGATATGGTGGCAATGTTACTGCACGCGCCGCTCCGGTAGATCCGGATGCAGGAATGCGCACGAGTAATGACGTAGTTGTAGGGCCCTCTAATTGAAAATCTTCTCCTGCAGACACCCAAACTGTGTACAAAAGTGAATCGCCTTGTACATCAGTAGGATGCGAATAACATAAAGGAGTCTCGACTACCCACTTCAAAAAACCATTAGGCATTCCAACAGTAAGGAATCGCTTTATAGCCATGAATGGGACGTCGACTTTGAACTCTACAGTCTGATGAGTGTCCACCGTGGTACGTGGTATTAGATGGGAAGTAGATGAGGCTGCATCTGGGACTAAAGTCCAATAAACATGCGTTTGCATTGACGCAAATATAGTCCCATAAATGCGAAATGTAAATGTAAGAGAACCTCTCCATCTTTTAAACATCCTTGATGCCCACATCAAAGGGTGCGACATAGCGGCAGGGATAGTATCAAGCGTACTTGCAGCTACAACAGTAGGGGATACAGGTATAGTCAAAATAGTATCTCCTGCTCCTTTGCTGTAAGGAATCGCTCCTGTTGCAATAAGATGATTCTGTGACAATCTATTTCGTATCAAATTGTCCACAGGTCCTGTCGGTGTCATATCAGACGCAGTTGATAGGTTATTTGGTCCTAAGAGAACTTTTGTAGCCTCCTCGGCAATCCAACCAACGCGCATCCCAATTTGCTTAACAGCTTGGGTAGCAGTTTCATTATATGGACTTAACTTAGATAAAACTGATCCAATCTCAACAGCCGCAGATAACATAGACTGGCTCTTGAACTTGCATTCATTGTGAACAGATAAGTGATATTTAGCTATATCCAGTTCTGCCCTAGTAACAGGGCTCAGTCTTGGTCGAGCATATAAATAACCTTGAACTCGAATCAAATTCTTATTTATCGTGCGAAAACGATAAGTTTCTGGCGTAGCCAGTATGGCATTCCCACGAAACCAACCATACATCCGCTCTAATCGCGAAGGTGCAGTAGACGAGGATGTCTTAATATTGTTAATATCTGATAACGTAGCAGCAGGACTGGTCTTATCAGACGAGACAATTGGAAAATAATTTGATAACTTGTCCATGCCTGGTACAAATATGCTCTTACATCTATCCAAAATGGAAATAGGGATTGGAAGAGGTAACGCAAATTTCACATTAGTAAGTCGGCCGTACATGGTATATTGCGGAACAGCTCCTTGGGAACTGTTGCAAGCTACCAACGGCTTCATAATAAGTGCACCATATTGAGTAAAATCGGACGTCATAACATTCAAATAATCTTGCTGTCCAAGGTAAGGTATATGCATGTTATATCTCCGAGTTTCGGATAAGTTGATTAATATATGGGGAAATTGTACTAGCTGGAAAATTGAACGGTGGTAGGGTTGATAGATATTGACAGGATAAGGTATCCAAGCCAATACCAACTCGCCAAAATTCAACTTGTTAGTATGGATAATAACATCGATCTCAAGATCGAAACGTATTGCCGAAAAAGACTCAATAACATTCCTCAAATGAGAATTCTCTATTACAATAGATGGAACAGGGTGGAATACCCAACCATCGACAGGAATAGAACTATGTCCTATCTGCACGGGACGAGCAAGGAAATGAGAAAGGGAATCTATTGGATAAAGATCCCGAGAATCTGATTTCGTATTAAGTAGACGTGTGGTAATAGGTGGTGCAATATCTTGAAAGCGGAAATTCAGGTCCTGAACTTGCGACGTTTCCACGTTCATGACTTGCGTAAAGTTATCAAGGCCAACGCGAGATTGACCTAACGACGTAACGTCGTGTTTATCAGAATTTATAATTTGGTTTGCAATCCATATGATAGCCGGATTAAGCTTATTTATAGTGGCTATATCACTCCGACTCGCCACAGTCTTGTATGAGAGTATTGATATTGTTAGGTTTCTAAAAATTGCTCCATCCAAGTCTCATAGACAGTGCCAGGAATACGTATAGAATAGATATAAGCTAAATCCTCTATCTTTCTAACTTCCTTGGCATAAACTATGGGACCATGATGGAAAAGTTCCTTCTTTGCGCTCTCAATCATCTGAGCAAAGATGGCATCCCTGTCGGGATTCCTTTTCATCCAATTGAGAGATTCAAAAATAACGCTCAACGGTAAAGGTGCGAAAATATATGCGCCTCTAATCGAGAACGATCGTTTTAAGTATGATATACTAGACAAGTCAGCATATTTGTACATAGTCCCATCCTTGAGACTACTGCCGTATGTCACTCCTATTGAGTCGAGTGCACCCGCGATAGTCTCTAGATTAAACCATGCGACTTCATCTGCTATTGTCATAATATTATCATCTCCAAAAGTCTTAAGACAGACATGGTTAGGGAACATTGATAAATCCCTAATACCGTTTTCACGTCCTAAGTATAAGTAGGCATATCGAATGAGAAGGCAATTGACTAAACTGTTAGTAATAGTAGTCATAGCATTTCCAGACGGATTGCCAAAAGTTTTATAGTAAGTAAAATATTTCGACATATAACATCCGTTATACGTCGATTGAAATAAAATATCCAATTCATGTTGGAATCCACCCAAGAAACAAGAGATAATCTTTGGAATTTGAGAGACAAATTGCCATGGTAATCTTTTGTCATACTTGGAGTAATCTCCAGCAACGAAATTCTCGGATATGGATGTTAAATGTTTGTATAGCAATTTCCATGCTTGCGAATGAGGGTTGATACCAACCGATATCTCTCCGTAAACATGATTGCTCATAATGTGTGCTATAAAAAAGCCACAATACTTCCTTAAGAGAAGATTCAAATCCATTGGCACGACGTTGAAAAGTCGTGTGTTCTTGGATTCGACCTTATCTAAGGAACGACGCTCATCTTTAAGCGTATCGACGAAGACAGTTTCTGGAATGTAATTTTCGAGAAGACCACACATCCTGTCTTCATATCTAGTCTTTAGCTCTCCAACCATTGTGTGTCTAAGAGTTCCATCGAGGTTAGTATAAGTTTCCAAAAAACCTCGTTTCCCTCCTTTTCCAGAACGGTCGATAAGCGTATACGGATATCCGGGAGATGTTCCCACATCGATGGGATTAATATAATCCATACCGGGTATCCCGTTAAGTACCTCCTCGTCAGTTAATAATCGTGCTGCATCCTTGTAAATAGATGGCATGCACATTATTGCATTAATTAAATCTTGTGTCGCTTGATGCAATAAATTTAAATCAACCGGCGATTCAGCACCAACGTTTGTCAAGGCGCACTTATACAATGCACTATCTTCTCCACTACTGCTTAAATCAGCAGGAGCAGTAATAGTATCATAATAAGCGCCCTGAATCATAGATGGTATTATATTTGTTTTGTGAGGGATATAGTTGGGTTTTCCACTAATAGTACCCCCCATCACTTGCAAGCCCTCAGGTATAGAGGCTTGAGCGACGGGAAGTCCGAATTCATGGGTTCGTACATCAACTATATCCAAGTCAATCATATTTTGTTGTATGATTTCTTTTGTGATAAGAGTTGCACACCCATGGTCCTTATATGCACAAACGTGAAAGCCCATAAGCTTACGTTGCACACTAGGGTCCATGTGTGCTATCATAGTGCCACAATCACCGTTCTTAGTAGAAGCAGTGTAAGTGACACCATTAATAATCTTCATTATAACAATCTTATGCTCGTTGTAAGACGCATCATAAGATTGAGGTCCTTCAAATTTTGCATCAAGCAAAGTTTGAGTCTTCTTGTCGATTGATCCCATAGTACCTCCAACACTAAATAAACATGATTTAGTTGGATCAATATGAGATAAATCAGATTCAGTAATAAAATAATTTATAATAGAAGGAAAGGATGGACACTCCCGAGGTAGTTTCATAAAGACAACATCACGGTCAGCATCCATCGAAAAATCAACGGTGTTAAAACGAAAAGTGTATTTCCCAGCTAATGGTTTAACAACCGTTAATTCGTGTTCATCTAAAATAGATGGATCATCCATTCCATCTCGTAAAAGATGGGCTGGCGCCATCAAAAGGGTTGAAGTAAGCATAATTCCATGCATCTTCAATCCCCTCATTTCCACTGTAACGAGATTGCAATTCATAACGCGCTCAATAATAGAAACGCACATAGAATCACTAGTCCCTTCAGCGGTCCTCACAACCTTACGGGTACCAGTTTTAAGGGTAGCTCGCAATTTTGCGGATTTGGTAACGTTATCGCCAGACGTGATTGCTTCAGAACCACGTTTAACGACAACGGATTTTTTATGTAGGGTAGTATTTTTAACTACGGCCTTCTTAGTGACATTATCACCAGAAGTCATAGTTTCAGCGCCAATGCGAGTATCTTCAGCGATGCTACGTGATTTATACCACATAAACAGCGCTCCAGCTCCAAGCAAAGCGACGCTTGCGTAGGGTATCGCCCTCATTAAAAAATAACGAGAGGGGTACCGCATCATGTAATATTTGTCATAAAAATAATCTTGCGCCGATTTATAGACCGGAAATACTTTATCAAGTACTTTCGATCCTAATCCTTGTGCTCGTAAAACGGAATCCTTAATCGCACTTGAACAAAAGTCAAAGTAAGAAAAAGGGTGTTTGATTTCTTTCTCAGCACATAAAGGTAAATCGGATTCAGGTGTTTTTGATTTAAAATAATTTGTTAACATAGATCGCTTGTCGTGTAGCTTATGCCACAAACCGACAGCGCGATCTATCATCTGTTCATAAGTGAGAGTACTCATGAACCTTGGTTCTTCGTCTTCAGTCCCAGATGTATACAAATCAAATTTGTATAACTCGGGACATATTCGAAAGTCTCCATAAGTGTCATACGAGTACCGAGTAATTTTGGCTGTATCAGCGACGCCTTCGAACAAAAATTCGGGGCGAAGACTGACTTCAGCAAAAATATCGCGTCTACGACGTATAGCGCCTAATGATTTAATAGGTGGTCCTCTCTCAATATCATTATTAGATGTGATGATAATGAGAGGTGATGTGAACCATGTATTTGACTTGGCTGATAAGTCTGCCATTTTCAAAGGATATGGCAGCTCATTCTTTAAATGTATAAAATCCAACATTGCTTCCTTAAGATCCGTCGGATCTGTTGATTGCAACATATCGTCAAAGCACACGACCTTCTGGTGGTTATAACCATCCCAGTGGTCTTGTG